CAAAAAACGTGGATTTTTACTTCCTATTCGTGCCGACAAAAGAGCAAAGCCCGACAAATTTCAAAGGATAGAAAGCATTTCGCCTTTTTGGGAACGTGGTTTTGCTTGGTACAACGAAGCAGAAAAAACAGACAAAGACATGCAAACAGGCATAGACCAAACACTCTCGTTTGAGAAAGGTTCTTCAGCTCACGACGACGGTCCTGATGCAGACGAAGGAGCGATTTTCCTTTTGCAAAGTAAAGCTCGCACTGCCAATTTTGAACCTGCATTTGGCAAAAGACAACACAAAAACCTTTGGTAACTAATAATTCTATAATATATGTTTTTAACAACCGCCGATTATACAGCCTTAATAGATAGTGAAACGCTCGACTACGTTATCGGTAGCACAGTAGCAACGAGAGAACAGGCTGAGAAGTTTGCTCAAGCAGAAATAATTTCGTATTTATCAAACAAATACGATACAGAGGCTATTTTTGCAGCCACTACAACCGATAGAAGTCAAATCATAATCATGCGAATGATTGATATTGCACTTTACAACCTTTTTGCAACGCAACCCGACAAAATGGGTTTTGAAATTAGAGAATTGCGTTACGCAAATGCAATAGACTGGCTGAAACAAGTTGCCAAAGGAATCATAACGCCTGAACTACCTCCCAAAATAAATACCGAAACTGGAATTGTTGAAACAATCGTTTCATGGGGTTCTATGAAAAAAAACAATATGGATTATTAATCAATCAACGATATGAACTATACCACAACATACACAACCAACAAAACAAGCACTCCCGACAATTTTATTACAGGAGGTAGAACAATAAGCCTAGCAAAAAGCAATGCCACAGAAGTTAAATCAATAATGACACAATTGATGCAGCAAACAAAAGCATTATCAAAGAAAGATATTGATGCTTGGCGAAAAGCACATCAAATGGCATTGAATTTCGAGAATCCTAAACGCTTTGCATTATACGAAATCTACGATTACACTACCATGATTGATACACACGTTACTGGTGTAGCTAATCGTATAAAAATGAATATCATGCGAAGAGCCTTTAAACTCAAAGATTTAAAAGGAACAGAAAACTTAGAAACCACCAACATTTTAGAAACTACGTGGTTCAAAAAGTTTATGAGCCTCGCCATTGATGCGAGTTTATACGGACATTCGCTTATAGAATTAACGGGTATCAACACGCTTCCACAAATCAAATTCGATAAAGTTTCTTTGATTCCTCGTTTGCATGTATGCCCTGAATATGGCGTGTTGCTTCGTGAGTTTACAGACGAGCCTACCAAAAAAGGCATTCCATACAGAGAAGGCGACATTGCCAACTGGTGCGTAGAAGTAGGCGAGCCTGACGACTTAGGTTTACTATTGAAAGTAACACCGCATGTAATCAGCAAAAAACATGTGCAAATCTTTTGGGACAACTTTGCAGAAAAGTTCGGAATCCCTATCATTTACGCAAGCACAGACACTAGAGATGTTGGCGAAAAAGCAAAAGTAGAAAACATGCTCGACCAAATGGGAGCGAGTGCATGGGGCTTATTTCCTGCCAATACTGAATTAAAATTAATAGAATCAGCAAAAGGAGACGCTTTCCAAGTGTTTGATTCTAGAATTGTAAGGGCAAATAGCGAAATATCAAAAGGATTGGCAGGGCAGACGATGGCTTTCGATGATGGAAGTTCACAAAGTCAAGCACAAGTGCATAACGAAGGTTTTACGGACACTTGCGACTACTATGCCGACAAATTAAAAGATGTTATCAACGACAAACTGATTCCTTTGTGCATTTTGCACGGATTTCCATTTGCCAATTTGCGTTTCGACTGGGACGACACCTACGAATACACGCCAGCCGAGATATTGGAACGAGAAAAAATGTTGCTGCAATATTTCGACATCGAACCTAAATATTTTCAGGAACGATACAATATTCCTGTGCTTGCTAAAAAAGAAATCGCTCAATCTTTTTTCTAGCAAGCCCCGAACACTCGGGGCTTCTCAAAGAGATTGAAGAACTTTACCAACAGGAAGGGTATATTGAACTTGCTAACAAAGCGGACATTATTGAATTGGCGAGTAAATCGGAAGTCTTTAATACCATAATACAAGATACGTTTACTGGATTTGAAGGAGAAATACATCCAGCCGCTTTTGAATTATATAAAAACAATTTTCAAAAAGCGGTAACAACTGTATTTGCAGGAAAATATCCTGAGTTGGAAAATCATTTAAAACTCAACGTAAGCAAATTTGCTGCTTACAAAGCATTTCATTTAACAAAACAATTGAAAAGCATTGACAAAAGCGACAAAGAAGCATTTAGAACAAAAGCAGCTAAAAGCATAAAGCAGCATAATTACTGGGCAAAAGTTGAAGAAAATGCAATAATAGGAAGAGCTCGTACGGCTAGACAATTTACAAAATTCAAAGAAGACAAAGACGTATTGCCTAACATAAAATGGCTAAGAACTAGAGCTAAAGCTCCTAGAGATATTCATCTTGCTATTGTTGGAACAATATTACCCGTTGACGATCCTTTTTGGAACTCAAATCAGCCAAAAAACTTATGGAATTGTGCCTGTGATTGGGTAAGTACAGATGAACCAGTTAATAGACCAACGAGCGTAGATACAAGCATTAAAGCAGCCAAAGGATTAGAAGGAAATCCAGCAGAAACGGGCGAAGTATTTACAAAAGAACATCCATACTTTGCAAAAGCAAAAGACAACAAAGCGGTTGAAAAGTTTTTCAAAAAAGAAGTAAACGAGTTTTTTAAGCCATTATTAAAAGAGATAAGAGAATCAATTGACCAATTTAAAGGAGAAACAATTAATTCAAAAAATATAGCAACAGGGAAAGTAACAATTTTAAGAAAATCAATTAATGAGATTGATTATCATAACCTTGATTACAAAGTAAAATTATATTTAATGAATTTTAAAGACAAGATAAAAGACTGGAAATACATCGGATACAGCAAAGTACAAGAAGGCAAACACAAAGAAGCTACATTCTTTTATTATTACGAAACATATATCGGAGGGGTTAAAAGATTCGTAAACTGCGAGTTTCATACAAATATGAAATCAGAGGTACCTTATACTATTATGGATAAAATAGACTTAAATAAAATAAAAGAAGGAAAACCTTAAAAATAAAAAAACCTTTAGAAAGCTTTAAGAACATCCCATCTGTTCCTAGACTTACATCTAAAGGTTAGACCACAAAGTTACAAAAAACAAACAAGAAGTCAAGTTTTTAGTCAAAATTATTTTTAAATACTGTTTAAATGGAAATTAAACCCGAAGACATTGTAAGGAAATTACAAAAAGATGCAGTAGATTTAAAGCAGGCACTCGAAAGAACAATACCAATTAAAATTGGAGCTACGGCTGTTGAGCATTTCAAAGAAAACTTTCAACAGGAAGGCTTTGTAAACAATGGTTTGAAAAAGTGGCAAAAAAGGAAACATGAAAAAACGACAGACAGAGAAGTATTAACTGTAAGCTCAGACCTTGGAAGTTCTATTGATTACAGAACTGAGAACGGAAAGGTAATAGTAGAATCAGATTTGCCTTATGCTGAAGTCCACAACGAAGGCTTGCGTTCGGGCAGAGGAAAGGGTTTCACGATGCCAAAACGACAATTTATAGGAGAAAGCAAAGAATTAACAGAGAAAATAGAAAATGTGATAAAACAGGAATTAGATAAAATTTTAAAACCATGATAAATGAATTTTATGAGCTTTTAGCTACCGAACTAAAAGCAATACAAATCAACGACGTCCCATTTTTTAAAGAAGTGTATCCGTTTGCCAATCAAATGAGAGAGATTGAAAGCAAAACGTTTAAAACGCCTTGTATTTTCATTGAATTTAAACCCATAAAATGGGAAACACTTACTAAAACTAAGAAAATTGCAGATGTTGATTTCTCTTTGCACATCATTACAGAGAAAAGTAAAAACAGCGAACACCGCTATACTGTGAATGAATTAGTGCATCAACAATTAGATG